GTTTACTGATGTGGGAATTATATCAGAATATGTTCCAGAAATAACAACGTTATTATTCAATGCATACATGCCATGATTCTTATGCATCACTTTAATATGCAATCCATCAAATTCTTCGGAATCTACAGTAACATAACTTGCAGTTACTCCACCACCATTCAAGTTTGTAATTCCAATTCCAGATGCAACATATGCAATTGTGCTGCCAGCACCAGTGGTAAAGTTGCCTTGAACTTTATCAAGAATGATTTCATTAATACCTGCTATTTGTCCAACAGAAAGTCTCAAATTAGATCCAAGAGTGCTTCCATTTAAATTAGATACACTCAAAACATCACCAACTCGATATCCAGATCCTCCAGCACTAATAGTTGCTGCTGTAGCTACATTTCCAGAAATTGTAATGTTTGCAGTTGCATTAACTCCAGATCCAGTTACATTAGTTAAAGAAACTCCACTGTAAGAACCATCAGAATAACCTATACCAGCATTTGTAATCGTGAGTGTGCTAGTTGCAGATCCAGCTGCACCAACATAATTACCAGTTGCGTTTGAGTTTCTTTGAGAAACCGTTGTTCCAACAATAAAGTTGGTGCTAGTAACAGTGGTTCCTAACCCAACTCGAATTCTTCTTGAGTTCATATCAAGAGAATTTTTCAGAAGGTTTGCGATTTGGTTATTACCAATTGCAAGTTGTGGATTATAGAAACTAATATCACCAATTTGATCGGTAAATACTGCCTGATACATTGTAAATTTAAGATCTTCATACTGGCTTGGAGTCCAAGTTGAAGCATTTTGTGACTTGAATAAAGATCCTAAAAGTGGTTGTTCAGTTACAAATATTTGTTGCGACTCTGCCAAACCTGCAGTTGTAATATCTGGTTCACCGAGTCTAGAAATCCAAACCTGATAAGAAGTTGAATCCGATAAAAGAACAATCGAATGCTCTTGACCACCTCTTAAATATACTGGAGATGGGAATGTTACGGTTGTAACTGCACTTCCATCTTCAGAAATGTTGACATTTTCTGGATCGATAACAACTTCACTGAATGGATATATTTCAGTCGTTGGTAATCCAAGTTGCATTGGACGAAGTTGAACTGTTACTGGAAGAGTATCATCCTTTGTTCTAAAGTATAAATCAACCTTGGTTACAAATAAACCATTTCCATCTGGTAATAAGAATGATTGAGCCAAAGGATCGGGTTGTCGTGCAGGAGCTTGCACAACAATAGTATTTGTAATGAATACTGGTTGTATTCTAGTGACAGTAGTATTAGAAGAAGTTGAAGAATTTGACTGCGTTCTTGAATCTGTAAGTGTCGTAGATTCAAATCTTGGACTTCTAACTGAAGCAATTGTTTCTTGAATGTTGTTTACAAGACCTTGTGCATAATAATTTACTTCACCTTCAGTAGAAACAGATCCTGGAACTAAAGAATTTGTTGGATTGTTAGTTAACTTAAATGTCTTTACACCAGTTTCAAAAGTTGGATTTGTTGGAACATTTGGATTTGGAATCAAATATGAACCAATAATTGTACCCTGGTTATCAGAAACTAATCTGACATTTGATATTATTGCTTCTGCTCCACTCGTCAATCCTTTTAACTTAAGTCCAGTTGCAACTCTACCAAAGAATTGTCCTTGAGTTTGTTCAGAAAGACTTGCAACATCAACATTAAGAAGTGTTGATGTTGCAGAATATCCAGAAGCTAAAGTTCCGGTTGCCTGTTGATCATATGGGGTTCGAGTATAAACATCAGTTGGTGCATTGAATGGACCATACTTATGATTTGCAGTTGCTACTCTAAATCTAATTTCAGTTGGAGTAATTCCTGGAGTATTATTTTGATTAATTTGAGATGTTGCAAAACTTCCAGTTACTGTTTCTCCAACCTGGAATATTCCAGATTCCATTGTAATTTCAAGAAGTTTTGGAATAACAAACGAATTGACATCTTCACCATCAAAGAATGCATATACTTGGGTAAATGGTCTAAAACGTTTTGCAACAAACTCAATGTTTCTTGATCTCATGAAGGTTGCAAGTTCTGAGGCAACCAATGCATCTCCTTGAGAAGTGGTTGTTACTTGCTCAGTAAGTTGTAATTGAGTTCCTGTTCTTCTTTGTCGTTCAGTTGTTGTAACGGTCGTAAATGTTGTAGTGGCATTTCCAGAATCTTCTACTCTTTGTGTGGTTTCCGATCCTGACCATGTTGTTTCCCATGCATTCCAGTTTACGGGACCAAGACCTGTTTGTGGATCAAATCCCTCAGCAGCTAATTGTTGTTGAGTTGCAGTAAAATTATCTTGTGTTATAATTCTTGGATCTAATCTAACTTGATCGGTCCAAACATCAGATGAGGGAGTTAACGCAATATTTCCATTGTAATTTGTTACAAGATATGGAGTTACATTTTCAATTCTTGTAGCATATGGTTGTCTTATAAAAGAAGCTTCTGTATAATCTAATGTGATAACCTGCCCTGTTCTTCTTACATTACTACCAATCAAATCTGTAACAAATCTTGAGTCTGCTGTAGGATCTACGGAAGCTCCAATTCCTACCAATGATTTTGATCCAATCAGAAGATCAACTTCTGTACAATATGAAGATGGTCTTAATTCTTGATTTATTGCATCAATCGAATTTTTAATTTTTGTAGTTGTATTTTGTGAATTTAAATTTCTAAAATTGTCAACAAAGAATCCAGACTTAAATCTATCCAGCCCGTTTACATCTTTAATACTTAATGATTGTGTATTTGCTTCTAAAAGATTTAAAGTTGTATATGTTTCCAGATTTTTAATTCTATCTTCAAGTTTTGAGATATCTTTCATTTGATATCTCTTATGATTAAGAAGTTGAATAGATGCTTTATTTACATCACAAAGGTACGGTGGAAGAACTGCAGACGCAATTTCAAGTGCATCATCCAGTGCTTTTGGTGGTCTTGGAGTTTCTGCAGGATCTCCAGAAACGAGTTGAATTGCTCCAGTTTTTGTAAGAAAAATTCGATCAATTCTTCCCAAATAGTGATCAAAAGAAAGAAGAATTGATTCATCAGAAGCAAGAATATTTCTTCCAGAATTTTGTGATTCTGAAAAAGTTCTTGATAAAAACTCAAAAGGAGAACGAGATCCAGCAGAGACAGAATACTGCGCCACTCTTGGTCTAATATCTAAAATATCACTATTTGCAACTTTTCCTTCTACAGGAGCTATATCACAATAATCAAAATTATTATATGAATTTACTGTAGTAATATCTCCAAGATCAGACGATCCATAACTTGCAGATTCAAAAATAATTTTGATTTGTTTTGCAGGTTCTTTTGTTAAAGGATTTCTTACAATTCTTGAATAATCATAAATTGTATTTTTTTGAGACGAATCTAATGTATAGTTTTCAGTAATATTTTTATCGGATAAAGTAATTGATGAAACTACAGCTTCAATTCCTGTTTCATCAAATAAAACAGTTTCATTTGCCTGGAAAGACTTATCATTTAAATATACAAAATTGATTTTCAAATCATTTACTTTAGTTGTATAAATCGCTATTGCACCAGAAGTTTGACCAATAAAAGTTTCTCCAATTAATAGATCTCCAGTTCTGTTTGTTGGTCCAGTTAATGAACTGAAAGTAACCGAAGGTAAATTCGCTTCTGATGTAGTAGTAGATTCAAACACTCCATAAATTTTTGTTACATCCGGTACATTTAAACAAATTTCTTCGTCTTGTACTCTCGTTCCAAATGGGAACGTGCCATAGGTTAATCCATCATTAATCGTTGTTGATCCAATTCCAGAATAATCATATTTTGACTTGTCTACAATTAATGTGTTGATCCTATTTCTATTTTTAACTTTAGATTTTACATTGATTTTTCTTAATGTCGCAATTAATCTTGCTCCACTATCATTACCACCAAGACCTCGAAGTGTTAATTCTGAAGAAGTTGCATTAAAAGTAAACTTATCTGCTCTTAAGGTTTCAAAAGAACCATCGGATCTTACCAATACATATCTTTCCTCATCAAATGGTAAGAAAGTTTCATTTGCAGCTGCCGTTAAAGTGTTTGATTGATTACTTGTAATAGTAACCGCAAATTCCTTTTTAATAGTTAAATTCGATTCTGTAAGATCTACTGATTGTATAAAGTTTTTGGGTAATTTAGTGTATAATGTGTTATCTACAGATGTTTGAAAAGATGATCCGAGAATAGATAGATCACTTACAGTTTTTGCAGTGGATGGAGGAGAACCCTCACAAATTCCTGTTACTGTTGCAACTCCAGTTACAACAATAGAATTTTGAGATACGCTTAAAACTTTATTATATGTTGGAACAGTTGAACCCGAAATTGTATACTGGACCAATCCACCAACTTTTACATTATTAGTAAATGCAAAATTGCTATCTGCTCTATCCAGACTAATACTACTAATGCCTGTTGTAGATCTTGCAGTGATTGAAGCAAGTCCAACATTATAAGTTACTGTTGGAACAATATCTGCAGTAAATGAAGTAGTTGAAGTGCTAACATTTGAGAGAGACTCAACATCTTGGATAGAATATTCGGTTATTGCTGTTGATACTCTACTTGTCCCCTCTACTCCATTGAAAATGAATTTTTCATTCGCTGCAAAAGAACCCTTTACTCCATAAGCGGTAATAATTCCTGCGTTATTAACATCAAATCTCAGATATCCCGTTGCTCCACTTGCTTTACCTTTGATATGAACAGGAGTCGTAAGGGTTACGTTTTGATTGAGTGTAATTTCAGTATAAGTTTCTATGTCAAATAACGCAATATCCCACTGATTGAGGTTTAAATTGGAAGTATTATATGAACCAGATTCTAATGCATAATCATAAACTCTCGCAAGACCAATTTCCTTTCCTGAAAGAGCAGAAGATGCAACACCAACTCTAGAGTCTCTTAAAGATACAATAAATGGACTTCCAAGGTTTAAATTTGGAGCTCCAGTTGCCCTGTTTACCGTAAAAGTAGGACCAGTTACATATGTAATGCTTGCATCAACAACACCTTTAGTTGTTCTTGGTTTTTCAAAATCTAAGAAGTTTGCAGATAAAGACTCAACTTCATATCCTTTAACAAATGCTTTTCCAGCACCAATTTTATATGTCGCTAAACTTTCTCTTGGTGTATTGTTATTATATGTTAGCGAATTTTCTTGAAAAATTCCACCATTTCCTAAATTATCATTTAAAGTTTCTTTTGCAGTTACATCAAAAGGTCTTACATAATAATCCCCAGATTCATCTGATGTTCTTCTTGCAAGTTCCGTTGCAAGAATATTATATTGGGAAGTTGTCGTAGTATTTTTAGTTAATTCACCATTTCTTATTTCCAATAATCCTACAAAATTATCTGCGGTTGTATCGGTTATTTCTTTCTTACTCAATAAAGCGGATACTTTAAATCTATCTGCTCCTGGAGCTGCATAATTTGAAAATCCTTGTGCATTATCATTTAAGGTATCATCCTCATCTGATGTAACAGTCTCTTCAATTACATCAAATCCAACTTTACAACTCGTGATATTTGAATATGGATCTAAAATTAAAGTCTGATCAGATACCTCAATAAAATATCCTCTTAAAAAATAAACTCCATTACTAAGAACTGCAGCTGATCCATTTCCTGTGGCATTGGAAGTTGTATTTGCAAAACCTTCTCCGCTTTGGATTATTACAGAATTTTCTGTATATGCAGAGTTTAAAGTCAGTTTTTCATTATCGGAAAAAGTATTTTGGTCATTCAGACCAGAGGCCAAATAATTTACATACAATGTAGTAAATTCATTTCCCAATTCATTTTGTGGTAAAACGTATACGATCTGAGCTTCTACTTTTGATTCATCACCAGTAATTTTTTTACCAACAAGATTATTGATGTAAACACTAACATCTACTCCGAGATATGAATTTTCAATTTTAACAAATCTAAACTCATTACTGTAACTTAACTGACCTGGAATTACTACAGATCCTTCTTTAAAAACATGATTGCCAAATTTTTCAATCTGATCTTGGAGGATAGATTGAAGTGTGGTTAATTCTCTAGCCTGAACTGGATATCCAGGTTTAAACAAAACCTTATGATAATTCTTTGTAGAATCAAAATCATCAAAATATGGAGAAACGTTAAGATTAGTTGACTCTGGCATGATTTCTTAAAACTGCAAAATTACCTTGATATCTTCTTTTTGACTAGATGATCTTGTTACAGAAGGTCTATTATCTACATGGATGATATTTCCAGAATATTTTTGAACTTCTGGATTTGAAACTCCATTTGTAAAAGTTTGACCAAAATAATATGTCCTACTATTTATTGTGGTAGTAAGACCAGTAAAGTTGGTGTCAATTGTTAAATTAACACTTCCTCCCTGAACAATAGTTGTACCACTTGCTCCCACTGAAGATGTAAATCTATTCAGACCAAATCCATATATTGGAGTTGTATCTTTTGTTCCATCCGTATTAAATCCAGCTAAAGTTCTATCCTGCCAATACTTAAGAACGCCTGTAGTCTGATCATATGAAACAACTTTACCTACAGCCGTGGAACCAACTCCAATAGTTTGAGAAACTAAACTATCAGCAACAAATGTTGCTGTACTATAACCTGCTCCAACAAGTTTTAAAGCATATACAGCACTTGCTTTATCTTCAGTTAAAATAGAACTCGAACTATATGCCAAAGGATTTTCAATAACTCCAACTCTAGCAATTTGGTTACCAGTTATAAAATCTGGATTTTGTGTATCATTTTCAATTCTTGTATAAAGACAAACTCTATTTGCGCCAAGTTCTCTATAAATGTTTGCACCATGTCCACCTTTTGGTGGAATAATGACATCAAAAACTGGAGATGTTGTTCCAGTAGGGACATTTCCCGCTACTAAATCAACTGTTCCAAAAGTATATCCAGAACCACCACTCGAAATAGTAATTGATTCTATTTTTGAATTGTTGTTTACAATAATTGTTGCTTCAGCTCCAGATCCATCACCCTTTATAGGAACTCTTGTATATGTTGTGTTTGCCGTTCCAATTCCTACTCCACGATTTTTGATAGTAACAATCTTTAACTGTCCACTGGTTGCAGCATTATTTCTAACTGCAGAATCTTCATCATTTGTTTCCCAATTTTTTGGAACAGGAATAAAATTAGAAGTATCAAATTTAACGATATCGCTTGGAGTGATCGTATACAGATATTTCCAGATATATCCATCACCACTTGTTCCAGCAGATCTTGGTTCCAAATCAGTGAAAGTTGGTTCATCAAGAGATGGTCTTCCTTCAGGATTTTCTGGATCGGATCCGTTTTGAAGACAAATATATACTCGAAAATCACTATTTACAACATAAAAGTTTGCTGCGTATAAACTGGTAACTCCAGATGGTTTTGAAGTATTGGTTCTACTTATATCATGTCTATACATATCATAAGTTGTTCCAGAACTCCAGGTTATCTTTCTAACCACCTGCTTCATATTTTCTGGAGATATTTTTTTGAGTGCTATAGCAGTATCCCAATAACCATTTTCTTCATCAAAACTATCTTTTGGTGCAGGTGGATTTGTATCCCAAGTAGAACTAGAATCAGTTGGATTCGGAAGACCTACAAAAACATAATATGAATTAACTGTAGAACTTGCTGCAGCAACAAAATTCTTAGCACTTAGTATTCTAAACTGGTCTGTTATAATAGCGGCCATTTTGAAGTTTTTTATATATTTATGATGAGTAATCTCGATATTTTAGAGGCAATAATCTTTGGACTGTTGGTGATGTTGCAATTCCAGCAAGACCATTATTGTAAATTGTAAATGATTTTGGATCTGTTCTATTTAATTGATTAATTCTACCCCAACTATATTCACCATAAAAACTACTGAATCCAAATCCTGAAAGTCCATTATAACTTGTTAAACTTACAGTTACTCTGGCAACATAAGTAAGTCCAATTCCGGGAACTCCGGTTTGTGCAATAGAAACTGCAGCCGCTTCGTAAATATTATCAATAAATGTGCTGCCAAATCCAACTATAGTACCATCTGATCGACGTGATGTGACACCATTACCAACATTGGAATTGAAGACCTTAAAATAGTAACCTGTTTGAATTCCACTCACTCCAGTAGTTGCAATTCCGACAGAATTGATATTTAAATTTCTCAAGAATGAATTTGTAGGAATAAACAAATCAAGAATAATTCCCGTCGAAGCAACTCCAACTGATGTTGTTTTAATTCCGGTGATAACTCCAAAATCACCCGAATATGTAACATTTGTAATTAACTCATTAGTTACTGATGGAAATTCAATCAAAACTTGTGGTGGATTTGTTGAAGTATATCCACTACCAGAATTTACGACACTAATAGAAGTTACGATACCGCTGGTTATAGATGCTGATCCAGAAGCTCTAAATGTAGTTCCAAGTCCGACTGGATTTGAAATCGTTACTTCTGGTGCGGTAGAATATCCCCTTCCACCATTACTAATAGCAATTGAAGAAATAGTACCTGCAGCAGATACAACAGCGGTTGCAGAGGCGGCCACTAAGGTATCCTGAGATGTTACAATTACTTTCTTTGGATCAGTGTTTGTAGAAGCATATTCGTTGGCACTATCAAAAAATGTCTTGACACTCTCTACAAAAATTACAGAAGAAGTAATTCCAACACTTTGAATAATATTTGTTGTTGGTTGAATAACTGGTTCGTAAAGAACTCTATTTTTTCCTACCTCAATTCCATTAATAATTTTATCTTGAGTTTGATAACATAATGTAACTGGTCTAATTAAACTTTGATTTAAACTAAGTCCTGGGTTAAAATAAGTATTTGTCTTAGTATTATTGCTAGAAAGAATATCGAATACTAATCTTTCATTTTGAGTTTGATCCATAGTATCACCAATTATGGTCAGTCCATCTCCAACTTCAATTGGTTCTATAATATCAACAAAAGTTACATCAACTTCACCATTACCTTTATAGAAAAGAATCTTTGAAGTATCTTCTGGTTTTGGTGGTTCTGGGAAAGTTATTGAACTTCCTCCAGAAAATAGATATCCCTTTCCAGGAACTTGTAAAATATCGTTAATGAAAACTAATAATGTAGATTGAATGTCAATTCCAGAACCAACTCTAGCTCTAATAGAAGTTAAAGTATCGTTAATTTTTAGTGGGAATACTGTGGTTTCACCATCGAATAACGAATCAAGAGGATCTATTACTTGAAGGTCTCCAATCGAGAATCCAGAGAAACTATCTGTGAAAGTTCTATCAACAGTAATTTGAAACTCACTGAATGTTAGGGCAATATTTGTAGGAATTCCTACGGTTCCTCCAACTCCAACGGTAAGAATTTGTCCTTGACCATAAGAGTATCCAGTATTTTTAATTTCAAAAGTAATTACGCTTGATCCTTGACCAACGACAATATCGACGGTTGCTCCACTTCCAAATCCAGTTGGAGATGAAGAACTGTAGACCAAAGGAATATTGCTATATGATAATGGAGCATCAATAACAACTAATGGTGGATTTGATGAAGTATAGCCAACACCGGGATTTGTAATTGCGATACTTACAATTCTACCTTTGTTTGTTGTAGATGTTCCAATTGATGCAACACCAACATAAGTAATATTTGGAGTTCCTGTACTTTGTGTGATAACTCCAACTCTAACCGTTGGTTGAGATCCTGATCTATATCCAGAACCACTATTTCCAATACTAATAGATTGGATAGTTCCTGCAACAGAAACGATAGCCGTTCCCCCAGCACTAACTAATGGTTGATAACCAAATCCAGCAGTGGACCCAACCGAAACAATAATACCAGATCTTGGTAAAGATGACGCATTAATATCATAAGATTGGGTTTGAGTTCCTGAGAAAGTAATTGAAGTAATACCAGCAGACTCAGAAAAATCATAATTTCCAGAAACTAACACTGATCCTGTCGATCTTTCTGGACCTTGGAAAATTTGATTTACTAGTACGATTGCATTTGATGTGCTAATTCCCGTAATATTGGATCCTCCAGACTTTAACGTGAAAATATTATTTGAACCATTAAATGATCCAGAAATGTCATCAAAAACTTTATTATAAAAATAGGTATCATCAACTGAATTGACATTACCAGATTTTAAGAAAACTCTTCCACTAAACGTAGATCCAGTAATCAATCCTACATAATCTTGCTCATCTCCTCTATCGGATACACTGGTAAATGGAACTTGTCCATACGGAGCAGAGGAGAAATAAATGGTATTGTTATCAATATTATAATTTCCATTGAGTTTTGTAATGAGGCTACCAGTGCCGTGTGTAGCAATTCCAGTTCCTAACCACCCTCGTTGAACAATTGCAACATTTGTAGAACCATATCCAAGAGTTTCAATTAACATAATTTCATTATCAATTTTTATCATATCTCCAGTAAAGAATGATGTAATTCCAGATAATGTTACCAAATTAGTTATTTCTCCAACAAAACTAGAAGTTATGGTTGTTATTGCTGTTGATACAATAGGGGATTGAATAACATTATCAATAGATATTAAAGTTTTTGCATTTTGCTTTTTGGATCTGAAAACATGTGAAGTTCCGATTCCAACACTTGTAATATCAAAAGTTACCGCTGGTGTTGATAAAGCATCAGCTGCAGATTTTGCAAATTTTACATATAAGTTGTCAGACTTGACAGCATATATGGTTCTTGGAAGTTTATCTGTTGTTCCAACACCAACAGAAGTGGTTGCAATTCCAATAGCATTAATTGAAGTTGTATCTGAGGAGGTATATTCATAAGAAATTTCTTCACCAGTTACAAAGAAATGTCCAGGAATTTTAACCGCGTTCAAACTTAAATCAACAATACTAGAATCAGATCCCAACGCATATCTTTCGAAAATTGGGAGTTGATTACTTGTAAGATTAAATTCTTTTTTCGTGGAAACTAAAGTTCCTTCGTAAGAACCATTTCCAGAAGCAATCGATGCATTATTCAGTGATATTTCTCTAGCAAAATTATTTCCTTCAGATGAATGAACTGATTGCTGGAAGACTCTTACTTGTGCTTGAATATTTGCATTTGGAGTAAAATGCAAACGAGTGTTGTCTCCGACTCTTTCAATTGTAAAACTTCCAAGAGGCCCATTGGTTTGTAAAAATCCAAATTCTGATACATATGCGTTAGATTGATTTTTCAGAGAAACTAACTCTGACATTTGATATTGTTGATTGGTCAAATCCTCAACAACAGCAATATAATATGCAGCATCACCAGTCAATGAAAATTCAGAGACCGTAGAAACTCCTGGTGCTGTTGATGAAGCAATACTTGTTAATGTTGAGGTAAGGAAACTGTCATACATGACAGTCGTTCCAACTCCAACTGCGGACGAATTTGCGATTGAAACCCGAACAGTATTTACAAAGTGCGCCGTAGACAATCCAACATCTGGAGTTAAGTCAATGTTCAAATTGGATCCAGATAGATATGCGTTATATGTTCCAATTCCTGGTGAACTGAAAGAAGATAAGTTGCCAGTTGTTAACTGTCCATATTCTAAGAAATCTACATCAGTTCCATTATGAATAACACTAATTTCATCGACTTCATAGAAAGATCCATCTGTTGCTCCAATTACAACATAAACTTTAGAAGCCCTATACGTAGATGCAATTCCAACAATTGTGGTTGCAGTGCTTACACCAACAGGAATCGTTACGGTTGACGATTTAATATTGACAATATTTCCAAGGTTATACTCTCCAGTAGATGCAACAACATCAGAAACATTGATACTTGAAAATGAAATATCATAATTATTTTCTTCTGTAAAAACGGGGTAAAATACTAAAGCACCCTCAGTACCAGCAATATTAAAATCAAAGGTTCCTAAATCATCTTGATTGAAAATTTTTCCATATTGATTCAAATAACCGAAACTACTGTCGTGAAGTAATGATGTCAATAAAACTTGATTTTGTTCTGGAAGAACCAAATCTTTTACAAATGTAATATATTTTCTGTAGCGATTATCAGATAATGTAAATGCGTCAATTGTTGAAAATGGAGTTGATCTGGGATTACTATTAAATTGTAGAGAAAGATCATCAATGTTAAGAACTCTATTTCCAACCGACTCAAAATAATCTTGCAGAATCGCTGAATTGAAGTTTATTTGATTGGAGGCAAATCTATTGCTGACAAAAATATTATTTTCTGTTACAAGATCAAAATCTGATATGCAGTGAGTGTCAATTGTAGAATCTAATTCAGCCAAAGTGGCAATTTCCATTTCTGCGGTTGTTCCAATTCCAATTGAATCTGGAGAAGATACAACCTGAAGATCTGCAAATTTTTTAAATCCTGCTGGGTGATTTAAATCATCTACCACATCATCCCAATCACTAAAGGGAGTGTTTGTTTTGATAGAATATGAAAAATATTGATAATAATCATTATCTGCAATTTTTTGAAGATCATTATTTAAAAATCCGGTTTGCTGTTGCCAACCCTTTTTAACTATTGAATTTGATTTAACATTATAGATTGAATCAAAACTAATTACTCGGTCAATCACAGCTTCAGTTTTAGAAGATTCACCGACTAAAGTATCACCTTGTACAAATCCTTGACTTGTGGAGACTCTTACCGTGTTATTATTTTTATCCCACTTTTCTATGACTCCAGTAGATGATTTTGAAAATACATTTTCTCCATCAAAAAATTCATTTCTCTGATATTCAATTGAAAATGATGGAAGATCTTTTTCTGGAATTATTCTTCCTGCGGAGTTAATTGGATCGTAGTTTCCTGGAGTTTCTGTTAAAGATATTTTTCCAGTTAAATTATAGGAAACCGTTGCTCCAATACCACCAATGTTTGGATCTATATTGACAATCGTAAATGACTCATATCCATAGGCTTCGGAATTATATCCTTTGGCAGTCGATCCAATACCAACACTAATATTTTCTATTAAAATTTTATCTCCAATTGCAAAAGGAAAATCTGCAGCGTTACTAAAACTGGATCCAAGCGTTACAACAACATCTTTACTTGCCGAAATAAATCTAATAGTGCTGATCCCAATACCATTACTATTGTTTATTGGGAAAACTATTGAAGTTTCTTTATTAACAGATCTTGAATTTTTTAGAATAGAAACCTGAGTATCTCCAAGATTATATTCTAAATCAACGCTCTGATCAATTTCTCTTGTTAAACGATCAATAACAATTAAGTCAGGTGCTACAATATAGTTTCTTCCAACTGAAGTAATTCCTATGGATTTAATTGAAAATAAATTATTTACTTCTAAAATTTCTGGAATCTTTGCTGTTGGTCTTAAGCTTAAATCTGAGGGATAGTCAAATCCAATATCTTGAATTTCAACTCTATTGATAGATCCAATACCAGTGCCATATGGGATTAAAACTGCATTTGTTCCAATGCCAGTTGTTATTGATTTGACATATGGAAGAGTTCTATATGATAGACCTTTTGATTTTAGTTTTACTTGATGAATTGGACCATAAGCAGTTTCTGATGTGGTTTGATATTTCAATTCTCCATTTGAGGACGAATAACTTGATGCTTCTGGATAACTTAAAATTGTATATGAAAACTGAGTAGATGATGTAGAAACAATATCATAAGTTCCAGAATATAAACTTGTTGTAACTCCAGGAAGAACTGAAACTTTAACAGAATCTTCTATTTCAAGTCCATGAGTTGCAGCAAGAGAAACTGTGACTAAATTTCTAGTTGTTGTTCCCTTTAAAGTATTTTGATAGTTTGTAGTGAAACTATGAGAGTTTCCAGTTCCAACATTTGTAAAATAAAGTAAAGAAGCGGTTGTTGCAATTCCTACAAAAGAACCATTGGTTACAAGTCCAACTT